CTTTGAATACGGGATATCGTTTGGCTGCGTAGCGTTTACGACTAGCCTTTTCCTTCGGGGTTTTCTCCTCTTCGGTGTTCTTGCCATAGTAATAGTCCGGATTATGCTTCTTATTAAACTCCTTCATGAAATCAGAAGGGCCTGTCCACCCTGCTTTTCTGCTTATCATATTCTCTCCCTATACCCATGAGAATGTGATAATATTATTATTATTCTCATTCTACCACACCCTATAGGGGATCTAGAAAGTAATCAATGGAATATTGAAACTACATGTACGCGCGACCCCTAGATAAAAGTGAGGTTTTATGCGGTCCATCACCAGATCACAGATCACATGTGATTGAAAAAATCGATTTTCATTTTTTTCATTATTTTATTTTTCTATAGGGGTATTTTAAATGCGAATGATTATCAATCGCGTAAATCCTGTAAAAACATGATCTCCGATTGCCTAGTCGCTAGAACCTGGACTTCTTTCGCTATCTGCTTGTATAATCCATCTAGCTGCTGGTTGCTTGTCGCTTGACCCACGTCGGCAGACAATAGCCTCTTTAGCCTTTTTTCTGCCACAATCATCTCTTTCAGGCGCCATTTAATAAAGCCCTCAATTAGATCCATATTTACCTACCTTTTCCAGGAACTTGTGCTGATATTTAACAAATTCCTTTCCTTTTACTACAAATTTTTGGAAGAAACAGTCCGGTGTACACATTAAAATGACACCCTGCCTGATTTGGGTCCGATAGACGTAGTTATGCGCCACCGCGTACGCCGCGACCTGCATAAAATAGTCCTCCACCCATTCCTTCCGCTTTGGCCGGTTCGATTGCTTAAAGTCGATGATGCTATCCTCATAGTCATAGACCCCAACCATGTCGGCAACCCCGGCATACAGGCCGGGATAATACAACGTAGTTTCAGTTCCCCATATTTCAGACAGCTTGCCGTTTAGTCCTTGCTTTATAACTGTCTCGGCCATGGGTTTCGCCACCCGACCTGTATCCGTTAAATCCAAATGTCCCGTATTACCTACGTATTTCTCCAGATAGGTATGCATAGCTGTCCCTCTTTCAGCCGCTTGATTCTTGATCCTGTTCGCTTCGTCCTTGCCTTTAAGCAATATCCATTCGTTGAGCTTCCTTCTACTCTCTTCGCTCTTCGTCGCATCGAGGATCGTTGTAACACTTGGTAATCTCTCTTCACCTATCTCGTAAGTCCTGATTCCATCCGTTGTACTCCTGGTACAAGGAGGATATTTATAAAGTTTATTCCATTTCATGTCGGTTTCCTTTCTTTAAATTCGCAATATGCTCCATCGGCTGGAGATTACTTTTATCCCAACATAACGCGAATTGTAGGGGGCAATTCTTACACCACCGAGTAACAGGTATAATATGATCTACATCCCAACCACCTCTACCATAATTTTCTCGTGTCATCCAAGGTTCCCATTTCGGACTTGATTCTAAATGCTCGAATAGTTCTTCAGCGGTACAGCCAATTATTTTCATAGTTCTTGATGATTTCTTTCTACCCTGTAAAGCGGAGCTCATCGCGGTTCTCATATTGCATGCTATTCTAAAATAAGGATTCGTTTTTTTTCTATTTCTCCGCCATTCGTTTTTATGGTCTCTATTATTTAAATTGTATTGTTTTATATGTTCTCTATTTTTTAAACGCCATTCTTTCTTGTATTCTTTCATGTATTCTTTATTTTTTAAACTCCATTCTTTCTTGTATTCTTTCCTGTGTTCTTTATTTTTTAAACACCATTCTTTATGACTTTTGTCTAAACGTTCTTTATTTTTTTGATAGTATTCTTTCATGTATTCTTTATTTTTTAAATGCCATTCTTTCATGTATTCTTTATTTTTTAAATGCCATTCTTTCATGTATTCTTTTTGTTTTTCTTTAGTCCACGTCATTTTTTATCCCATTTAGCGTCGCTGCGTTCCATTTCATCAGTGCCATACCTTTCTTTTACAATTCTTAAAAATACTGTTGCATCCTTAGGTGTTACACTACCTTTTCTTTTATTATAGGCCCATGTTGTAAAAATTAAGTTTTGATGACTATATCCCATCCAAGAAAGTATTCGATCTTTGGAAATATTGGTTTCACATCTCTTATATTTTTCTTTTTTATTAAACAATGATTTCGTAGTCATTTCAACGCCTGTTGCAGGGCACTTCATTCCATAAATCTTTTTTTGTTCCAGCCAGTGGTTATAAAAATCATCAAAATCTTTAAAAGAATTATCCCTGCCACTATCCTTAATAGACTGCCACAATGTTCTCATAAAACCTCTTTCAGTATTGCGACGTTTTTTTCGCTGCGCTTCATATCTTTCTATATTATTTTCTCTCCATGTTAATATTCGTTTGGTTAAGCTTTCTTTATTTTTTTGATAGTATTCTTTATCGTATTCTTTTTTATGTTCTATATTATTTTTTCTCCATTCCTTACTGCATTCTTTTATATGTTCTTTATTTTTCTGGTACCTTTCTTTAGCATATTCTTTTTGATGTTCTTTAGTCATCATTTTCTATTCCTCCTGCTCCACTTCGTCCAGGCCCAGGAATTAATTTGTCCTGAGACTTTTTGGATCCATAATAAAAGTTTATCAATCATATATGACGGTCGCCAGTCCGACCAATGAACGAAAAAGGGAGTGAAGGCGGTCGGACTGGCTTCAGGATTCCGCCTAACCCCAAAAACTTGCCTGCTCCCAACTCTAAATTCATTTTTCCTCTAACCTGCTGTTTAAATTTTTTCTAAAATACGGATTAGGTGTTAAATATTTACGCTTGTACCAATTATAAAATTTTTCATCTTCAAATAATTCATGCACCTCTGGTGCGGACACTTGATCCATGCGTATGCAATCTGCATATTTTTGATAGTCGTTCTTTTTAATCTGCACGGGCCACCTCTGCTGTTGGTTTATACCATTCGTACTTAACCGTTAATTCTTCATCGACCTGGATGTCTTTAATAACAATGAGATTCCATGCTACATAGTTAAATTTATTTTTTGAAATGTCTTCATTAGTGTATCTTAATTTTGTTTTTGAACAGTTAGGGTCATCAGCATGGTTTAAAAAACCACCAAGGGGGGTGCGGATAATTTTTTCACCTAGTTTAAGGTGGCTCATTCCCAGGTTGGCGCCTGCTTTAATTTTTTCTTTAGCAAAGATTCCAAGATCATGGATGTTGGAAAAGCCGAGTCTTAGTTTTTCTGGTAAGGGTTTATAGGTTGGTACAAGTCCGAAGCTCATTTTCTTCTCTCCTTTAAATAAATAACATCAGCTTTTGGCCTGCTCATTAAATCTTCATCAGTGTAGTGGTCGATAAGCTGTTCTATTTTATGTAGCTTAGTTTGTGCATGAGGCCATAATAATTTAGCTACACTATAAGCGTCTCGATGGCTGCATCGCCAACGCCATTGTTTTTTATAATGAGGTTTTCCGTGGGGTGGTTTGGTTTTGTCTAATACTACGACAGTGCCTACACCCAATACTTCATGCAGCCATTTAATGACTGCTTCATCAGACATAGCTATTTCCATAGTAATTCGCCAGGCTTTGGTTGTTCTAGTACCGGGTCCTTTCTTTTTTTTCTTGGTCATAATATATTGCTTACACATAATGCAGCCTTCTCCATCAAACAGTCCGGCTATGTATGCAGCATCTGTCTCAGTTAACATATTCTTTTCTCATTACACATTTATATTCTCCTTTTTTAATTGGAATAAATCCAAAAACTTTGGCTATCGATTGAATTAAATCCATGTTGTAGTCTGGATAATCATCAAAACAAAATGTACTTCCCCGGTGAACACGTTGAGCAAAAAATACAAATTGTTTTATAACGTCTTCAGTTCTATGGGGCCCATCAAAATGAACGCATGTATACTTTTCACATAAAATAGATTTTTTATTATAGATAGGAATACCGTCGGCGTAACGTTTCATAAATTCTTGGTCTGTAAGATTCATTAATTGGAATTGAGGATAATCTAAAAAATCTTTCCTTAGTTGTTCTCTCATTTTATTAGTATAATCTTTAGTGTCGGAAATATCATAATCATAATGGGAGTAACTTAAATCTCCATAGGGATCGATACCCACATGAAGATAAGTTCCTTGATACTTGTTCCTTATTTCTTCAATCATGGTTTTGGATCCAAGTCCTTCACGTACACCAATCTCACAGGTAAGAACGTAGTCATGCGGCTCAAGATTGTAGCTGCTCTTAACCATCTCTTTTAGTAAATCGTATTCTTCACTGTCTCCCGAAATTGTCATCGACTCCTTTCTTTATTATTTTTTGAATCACTGTCGTGGTAGGATCAAATTTAATTTCCATGTTCTTACAGTTTGTGAGTCCCATTGGAATCAACATACATAACATTAGGATCATTTTTTGCATGCTCTACCTCTCCTTGTGATTTACATTCTTCACACTGTAAAATTTTTTCTACAGCTTCTTTCCCTTGCTTGTAGGAAGTTACTTTAATGTAACCATTCCCCTTGCATCTTGAACAAATTATTCTTTCCATTTTTTTCCTCTTCTATTTTTTGTTTTACTTTCTTTCGTACATGCCCTACTTGTCTCCCGGCATATTCGCATACCAGCCTGAAACGTTCACTGTCTCCCAATAACCATGCTCTTGCAACGCGTCTTGCAAACTTATCGCTGCCTATAAAAGCATCTCGGACAGCCTGATGCAGAATCGCACGAAATATTATATTGTCGCGACTCATGTCAGGTGCGTCAATCTCAGCTCTCAGAAAATGGTTACTTGGTGTTCCCATGAGAATTTGTCTTTTTAGCTTTCTTCATTTCTCTTTTTGTAAGCCATTCGACTGTCTTAGTCAAACTTAATGGTATGTCAAAAATTTCTTTACTTAGTGCCTGTATGTCTTTATAAGTTTCCTTTGAAACTGTGATATTTTTATAGCGTGTTATATCTGTCATAATTTTTCCTTATATATAATATAGGATGATATACTAGAACGAGGTATTCTTGTCAAGATGAAAATAATATTAACTTTAGTTATTTGCTCTGCATTACACCAATCCTGCCTGGACCCCATTCAAAGAACGAATAGATTTGAGACCTGGGCTGATTGTATGCGTGCAGGCTATAATGATTCACTGGAAATAATACAGGAACTGGGTGATGCGTCATTAAATAGCAATCAAACCTTTATTAAGTTCTATTGTAGCGATAAGCCTTTAGAGAAGCCCAAAACAGAAGAGCCTGCTTGACAATGTGGCCGAATTGTGTTTAAAACGACGCATCATATCCTTTAATCACTCTCTGTTACTTATTCTTAGGAACAGAGAGGTGTTTTTTTATTAAATAATCTGAGAATTAAGACAAGGTTTAAAATCAGGGCAACCTATGTCCCATTTATGGACAGCTCCTGCTATTTTCCCTTTTTCATTCACAATTCTACGTGGTAATTTTTCTTCTCCATATAAATTAACTCCACATTGTGAACAGATGCCCGTTACTTTTTTAGGAAGTTTGGCCTTTGCTCTTTCTCGTTTATCTTTTTTTCTATTTCTTCTTTTTAGTTCATGTGTCATGTAAGCTTTATATGTCAAATAGACATTACTGTCAATAGGATTATATTGGATTATGTTTTAGCCACCCCAATCGACATCGTCTTCATGGACTACGCAGTTTGAATTTGGTTTAGGTTTTTCCATTTCTTGACACTATTTACATTTAGGGCACGATGCAAGAAAAACGTTGGTATTGCTTGTTAATTTGTAAAGTTTTGTAAAGAAATTATTTACAGATTGTAAAGGTTGTCAACGCCCCTGACCTTTATAGCGCTTATAATGTTTCTTTTTATTGGGGTTTTTGGAATGGCACCCAGGACGTTTCTTATGGGTCTTTTTTATATGTTTATAGCCGTAAAGACCACTAGACTTTTTTCTGCTCACTACTCATCTCAAATTTAACACTGTCTTTCGAAATGACTGCTGGAATATAACTTATTTTTCCATTAATTTTTTGTTCAACATCATGTCCACATAAAGTACATCTAAAAAAATCTCTGCACAGGGAAACTAAAATTGAATCATGGCGACAATGAGGACATGTACCATTAACTAATTCTGCTTTAACTTTAAAATCGTCTCCAAATCCCCCGTGTCCAAAACTCATAATTAATCCCGAATTAATTTTTTCCACTTCGTATCAATAGTAAGTGGTCCGTATAAGGAAGATTGTTTTTTATTGTCTTGAAAAGGAACGGCAACGTCAGTGGTATCTTCTTCATAAGGAGCTCGTCCTATAAAAAAAGATTCGAGTTTTTCTCCGGCTGGTTGGGTTTTAGGTACCCATCCCGGAGCGATATATTTTATTTTTGTCATGTTTTATTTTCCTCGTATACTTAGTTTTATCCTTAAATCGTTTGGAAGTAAAGAACTGAAGTACTCTTGCAACAGGATTCTTTTTCTTTTTTATTTTATACATAGCTGAAGAATGTAAAAGAAAGGACAATTAAGATAAGCATAATCATAATAAATCTCATCCATCTAACAAATCGTTTTCTTTTCCTTTCAGCTCTACGTGCTTTAAAAAGTTTTAAAGTCCTGTACCTCATGGTCTATTACCTCCATGGATGATTAATTACAGTTATTTTTATTTAAATCTACTGGTATTTCTTTTGTGAACCATATCCAAGAGGAAATTCTAGTTCCTTCTTGAGTATAGACACATTTTTCGCCTAATGAAAAGGTTTTGCTACAAGCGCTTACGGCAAATAATAAAACCACGACCAATAATAATTTATTCATTGGAACTCCTTTCACAGCCACATTTGTTACATGAACAGTCTTCATGGCTGAAGCAACGACTCTCGCAGTGACATAAATGATTACATTTTTCACAAACTTGTTCAGCCATTTTAAACCCCTAAGATTATTTATTAACTAATGCGTATAATATAAGGATAGCAATAACTATACCAATTGCAGTTTTCTTATTGGTTTTAGCTAATTCCCATAATTGTTTTACTTTTTCCATATTTTTCTCCTAATGTATTTCACCCCAGTTTTTACCAGATTCGTAGTCTACCTTATTAGGTACTTGTAATTCAACTGCGGTCTCCATTATTTTTACTATTTGTTCTGCTTGTTTATCATTTTCTACAGAAATGTCCAGCTCATCGTGTATTTGAATATGTGGAATAATTCCTGCTTTATAGAGCTCTAACATACATTTTTTTGTCATATCAGCAGCAGATCCTTGTATTAGTTTGTTTAATGCTTTGTAAGTATATGCTCGTTTAATGCCTGGCCCGTGTTCTTGTACGGCTTGTTCAAAAGATAAAGGCTTATGAATTCCGAAATAGTTTGGTTCCCATAAATGAAATCGACACAGTCTTCCTAAAAGAGTTCGAATCTGTCCTCGTTGTTGAGCTCGATTAGAAACTGCATTCATTAGTTGTTTAACAAAAGGAACCTTACCATGATAAAGTTGAAAAAGTTCTTGTGCTTTCTCTTTACTTACTCCGAGTTCTGCTTGAAGCTTGGCTTTTCCCATTCCATAAAATAAACCAAGATTTATTGTCTTTGCTTGTAGTCGGGGAATGTCTGCCATATCTGCCACAATTTTATGAAAGTCTGCTTCTCCATTTTTATAAGTATCTACTACGTTCATAGCAGATGGAAGTTGTTGAAGGGATGCATAGTGAACTACTAATCGAGGTTCCTGTTGGTTGTAGTCAAAGCATCCCCACTCACATCCTGATTCTGGTATAAAAAGGGAACGAATCAGTGGACCTAAGTCCTTATTGCGAGCAGGAATTTGTTGTAAATTTGGATTGGCATAAGAAAATCGTCCGGTTACTGTGCCTCCATCATCTGATCTAATTTGATTTATATCAGCATGGATACGTCCGTTATGCTCAAAGCGAATGATTGTATCAATAAAAGTTGTATGTGCCTTGTTTATTTCTCTGGCTTTTGATATCTTGTTAACCAAAGGATGAGAATGAGAAGAGAGAAAATTTTTGGTAAACGATGGTGCATTTGTTTTTAAAGTTCTTTCGTAAGGTAGTTTTAGTCTGTCAAAAACTCTGGCAATGGATCGTGCTGCCCATATTTGGACATCTATGTTGGTTTCTTTTTTTATTTGTAGCAGGAGTTGCTTTTCTTCTGATGCTAGCTGTTGTTTCACTATATGAGCTTTTTGAACGTCTACGCGAACGCCTTTAAATTTCATATCAACTAGACATGGAAATAAATCTGTTTCCAGTTCAAAGATAGCTTCTAGATCCTGGCTGCTTAATTCTTTTTTCAAGACTTTCCATAAATTATACGTGAGCTCTGCATCTCTTTCCGCATAAGTTCCAACATACATTGCAGGAAGTTTCCATAGTTCTGATTTAGGATCTATTCCCCAGTTTTCAGCGGCTTGTCGTAAAGCAGTTTCTGCTTTTCCCCAGCCAACATATTCTCTTCCTAAACTATTTAAATCATAACGGAATCTATTTTCATTTATTAAAGATGCAGCGATCATTGTGTCAACGACATCTCCTTTAATTTCTATTCCCATGGATCGGATCCAACACACATCGTACATTGCATTGTGAAAAATTTTTAGAGAATTAGATTTGCAAAGGTCCGTAAACCATTGAATTACTTCACTTTTTTCAAGGTTATCTCCTCCTTCATGGTCGAAAGGAAAATAGCCTACATAGCCTTCTGTCGCGACAGAAATGCCTACCACTTTGCCATTTTTAATTACAGACCCTGATCCTTTAGATTTTAAATCAGGATCACAAGTCTCTAAGTCAATTGCTATTTCCTGACGATCGGTAAGGTCGGGAAACTCTGTGGGTTTCACCCACTCTGTTTCAGGTTTGAAAATTAGATTGTTCACGAATAGTCCCTTTCAATAATCATATCTATAAAATGTTTTGCTTTTTCCAAATCTTCCTTTCCTCCTTTATATTGATGGCGCACTACATATTTAATAACATTTCCTTCAGCAAAAAGCAACTTGTTTTCATTCACAAATTTACTCGGCTGAATTTTCATTTTCCTATAATGCGTTCCCCCTATTTGTTTATCGTACTCACTCATATAATTTCTAATAACAGTAAACCAAATACAAATGTATAAAGACAGATGACTGTGATGGCCGTAATGTTTTTCATATAATAAACTCCTTCTGATCGTTTTTAGCTTCAATTAAATATAAGCTATGTTTAGTTCGTGTTATTCCTACATACCAAACACGTTGTTCCTCATCATACTTTGCTAGAGACCTGTCGGGTGCTTCTAAGGTATTAACTGTTTGATCTTGAAATAAAACAACATTATCCTCTTCTCCCCCCTTAGCTCCATGAATGGTTAATACTCTAATTCTTGGGTCCTTTGATAATTTCTCCCCATTGATCAACATTGATCTGATGTAAGTACATTTATCAGGTGAAACTTTAGAAAATGCTTTGTACCAACTAATTAAACCTAAATTATATTTAGTCAATAATTCTTTTATATAGAAGGGTTTATTTTCCTTTTCCTTAAACTTTATTCCAATTCTTGTTTCACAAATCCGTTGGGCCTGGATGAAATTTAAAGGTTCTCCTTTGATCCATTTTTTCCAGTCAAGAATGTCTCGATAAAGGCTGCTACTTAAACTATTTCCTTGAGAAGAACTAAAGTAGTACCCGTATTCTTTTAACAAAGGAAAAATTGTATCCAATAGTGAGTTGGTTCTAGCTAAAATGAGCCATTTTCCTTCTCTCATATTTATTTCTTCCAATGAGTCCTGAGGTATAATATTGCCCTCTTCATTTTTAGGATGATATAGTTTATCAACGCGACCAAGTTGAATACGTTCAATAACTTCAAAAGCTTTTTTTTGAATTTGTCTTGGAATTCTTCTCGATTGTCTTAAGTATTTTTCTTTTGCTTTAAAATTCATAAAAGATTGAACATCGGCGCCGGCCCATCCAAAAATAGCTTGATCATCGTCTCCTGCTAGATACAGGCGTTTAGAGTTTTTCTGAAGAAGCCTAACTACGTCCCATTGAACAGGAGAGAGATCTTGGGCTTCGTCAATAAAAACGACATCAAATTTTGGACAAAGGTCTACAGGATTTCCATCTTTATCTTTTTTATCTAAAAATTGTTTAAGCATATCAGTAAAATCAATAAGATTGTGAACCCTCTTATAGGATTCTATTTCTTGAGAAATAATATCTACTTTAATTCTCTCTATGTCTCCTAAATGTTCATTTAGATCAAATTGTTCTAGCGGACTGATTCCTTTAACTTTGGCTAGATTAACAATATTTAGGTATTCACTATTTGAGGTAAAAATCCCGTTGAAGGAATCTTTTTCGTAAGAAGCATATTCAATATCAACCCCTATACTTTCTCCGATTGCTTTAAAATGTTCATCCTGCATTACGTTTTCTTTTCTAAGTCCTAATTGTTGGAAAGTAAAAGAGTGCAGAGTTTGAAAATATTTTAAGTCTTTTTTCTGAAGAGAAGACATGTCTTCTAGAAGAGGGTCACGAGCTTCATTATAAGCGGCATTGCGAGTAAAAGCAAAATAACCTATGCGTGTTGGAGGAACTCCTATTGCTAGATATTTTTTTACTCTTCTTAAAAGACTGTAAGTTTTTCCTGTTCCCGGGGGTCCGTATAATTTAAAAGTTTTCATTTTCTCTTTCAACAGTTTCATATTTGCCATCAACAGGTTCATATTTGCTTTTATCAATTTGAAGTTGTGGAAGTTTAATACATTTAATTGTAGAATTACTTGTTCCTTCGAGATCATTAAGGGAATGATTAAATTCTGCTTTAAAATATTTTTCGGTTAGATCCGATGTTTCATCTTCTGCTTCTGGCCATTTACGTTTTTGAAGACGTCTCCAAAAAGATGACCATTGAAAATAATGGTATCCATTGTCTGTCCAACAAGCCCCCATTCTTACTTGAGCTCTTTTTTGTGCCTGAGGACCGTTGTAACAGAAAGCGTAGAGAACGTCGTGCAACTGGCTTACAGTTGTGATAGCTGGTTTTTGTTCTACTGCGTTTTTTCTCCATATATTTTGTAGACAGGTGAATTCTGGTTCTTTAATTCTATTTGCTTTAAATCCTACCACTTCATAAATTAAATTTAAAAGGTCTGTTTGCGTACAGAATTCCTTGCGATTTTTAGCAGTGCATTCTTTGTTTCCCCCATCTTGTGTTTGTACATAAAATCTAAATTTGGTTTCTTTTTTATATTTAAGTAATGTTAAACCACTAATAACTGGAAATTCTGTGTTAGGATCCGTGAGGATTCCAAATTGTCTTTTTATGCAGATATGTCTTTTGCATACATCATGCATTGGTTTTTCATGACATTTATGCCCTGCAATACTTTTTTTCCATGAATTTATTTTGGAGTCTACTACACCCTTATCGATGGGAGGAGAAAGATATTTTTGATTAGCTGAGACAACATTGTTTTCCCATTTATCTCCATATTTTTTCTTTGCAAAAACAGCATAGTTATAAAGAAAACGATCTCTTTTATCTAATAGTTTAGGAGGTTGGGATAATATTTGAAGACAAGGAGGTCCATCAAGAAATTCTGGATCTCCTCCTTTAAGCATACGTTCATCCGCTTCTGTTACTAATTTTTTTAAATTCTCCGGTGTGATTTTATTAGAATTTGCTACATTAATAAATTCTTCGAGCGTGAGAGGTTTATTATTTTTGCCTATTGCATAGCGTTCAGTGTTCTTCTGATTAAAATAAGGAAGATTGATAAAGTTTCCTGGCCGGAGAGCTCCGTTAGAATCTGTTTCTAACTGATGCTGTTTAGGAAATTTTTCTGTATCGGGATCTAGTTTCAAAGGATGTAAAAATGTTTGTAAAGCATTTCTTAAGTCCTTAGCAGGCATATTTTTAGTTAAAAAAACAAAACAATGGAGACCTCCACTTTTAGATTTAATCGGAAGAAGCGGAAGCTGGTTTTCTTGAATACGTTTTAAATAAGTTTCTAGTTCATAGTCGGCATAATTATCTGGATCAATATCAATACATCCAAAATTAGCAGTACCCTCTGGGGTACAAGGTTGGATTCCTATAGAAATTATTCCTTCTAAATGTTGTTTATAATGAAGAGGGGTAACAGATTCTTTTGCCCATTGATAAATAGGCTTCAGTTTGTTGGTATCCGGATCCACTTTAGCAGTAGCCATATCGGCTTTGCCAAAGTTATCGGTTAGTCCTGTAAATAGCTTTCTAAATTCTTCAACCATAATGTTCCCTTGCGAGGCGGCTTCAACTCTCGCATCCACCGCCTCTGTTTTCTCCACGCAGAGAAAATTAAAAGTTGGTGTCTTCTTTCGCTGCTAAACTTTTTGCATCACTAGCTTTTAAAGAAGTGTAAAATTCTTTAGCCAGTTGATAAAGTGCAGTGTTGTCAACTTTTCTAAGTAGTTTTACTGAGTAACCATACCATGTAAAGTTGCCTGTGATTTCCACAGATTTTAGACTATAAATCCGAGAAAAAGCTGGAGCAGGATAAGTTTTCCCCTCCGATATCTCAAATTCATTTTTAATGTTAGAGTTCCACTGTCTACTCACTTTTAATTGAGTAGATTTCATAGCCATCAAAGCCTTTTCAGGTCTGTCACCATTAACGATGACAAAGTGATTGGCTGTTTTGATTATGATGTTACCATTAGGAAGAACATCTTTATTGTTCCCATCCTTTTTGGTTTGAGAAAGAACTTCTGGTCCTCTATCTGATGAGATAGGTCTTCCTTCTTTTCTTTCGAATGGAGCCCATTCAGGAAATGCTAAACGATAATAACATGGAACCACTTCGATTCCTTTTTCACCGTTATACAATTTTTTAGAAACTGTATTGTAAAACATTCCCGGTTCAGCGCCTTCGACATAAGCAGAATGTTTTCGCTTAGTTTCGTCGGAGCTGCTTTGTAAAAGTTTAAGAAATGGTAAAGCTAAATCGTCTTTATCCATGTTCTCTAAACCTTGTCCCGCATCTTTAATAAATAAAGATAGGGTTGGTAGATTACTTCCTTTTTCTGTAACCTCGTTTCTTGCTTCTTGTGACATGTTTAATGTCTCCTTTTTATTGTGGTTTTGTTTCCCGAAAACACGTTAAATAATTCAAAAGGCATCTCTTGACCTGATTCAAGACGCTCTCGAACTAATGCTTTTAAAGTCATGGGTTCTACTTTTAGTTTTTGTGCAGGTTCATAACCCTGACCTTGTGCAAAGTTAGCATACGCTATTGCTTTGTCATCTTCGTTACGACCAAAGGAAACGGTAACCTCATTTTTAATAAGGTCACCTAGGCCGTTTTGTCGAAGCCAGTTAAATGCTTCTTCCTTTTTAGCTATAGGAATCGAAGCACCGTAGACGGGTTTAACTTCTACTGAAGATCCGTCTGCTAATTTTAGTGAAGAGAGGGACATTTCTTTCATCATTGCCGGAATAACTTCTCCGGATAGTTTACCCGCTCTCTCTTTCTTAGTTTTTAATTTTTCTTCCTCATCTTTAATTTCATTTTCTAAAGACTGAAGACTTAACACCTGATCAGATAAATTTTTTACATTACCTGTTTCAGTGATGTCTTGAGGTGCATCTTCAATAAACATTTTTTGTAGATCTTTATTCATAGCTTTCTATTTCCTTTTTTATAATTTTTATTTCTTCACAACATTTATCATATTCATACCACCAATACAAGGATTTAAAATACTCCAGAATGTTGGCAGGCAAATATAAAATGATAAAAAGAAAATATAAGAAGGGGCTTTTTTTGGCGAGTTTTTTAAGAACTCCCCTGGCAATTTCTTTATTTCTTTCTATTTCTAAAAAATTTTCAGACCATCGCTCATTGTATGTGAGTCTTTTTTTTAATCTATAATAATGCCTGTTCATCTATTTCTCCTTTTTCATATAAATTTATTCTTATTGGGTAATAAATTCTTTCTTGTCTATCCCATTTTAATAAATTATATTTACCGTTCGTTATATCAGATACAACAGAAGATGCAACACTAATAATTGCAGGATCGCCTGTAAGTAGTAAATAATCATCAGTTGTAAAATCTTTTAATAATTTTTTTAACTGAATAATAATAGGACCCGGACTAAAAATCATTTGCGAATCTTCTTTCAACAAGACTTTAATAGTACCATATTTTTGGGCGCCCAATATATTTATTTTGGGACGACCTATTTTGGTCCCTGTTATCTCTTGAATTACATATACTATACTCATTTACTTTCTCTTGACAATATATACATCTTTAATATATACACGTCAATAGAAAGAATATTTTAAAAGTTATGGATTATAAATTTAAAACAAAGCCCTACGAACATCAGATCACTGCTTTAGAAAAATCATGGTCTAAAGAAGTTTATGCCTATTTCATGGAAATGGGTACAGGAAAAACTAAGGTAGCCCTTGATAATATAGCTATGCTCTATGATCGAGGAAAAATAGACAGTGCTCTTATTATAGCGCCTAAAGGCGTATATAAAACATGGTGTGATCAGGAAATTCCTACTCATTTACCAGACCATATTGAAAAGACGGTTGTTTTATGGCAAGCTTTAATTAATCAGAAGCAACAAAAAAAGCTGGATACTTTATTTAGTACCGGCGTAGAACTACATCTTTTAATTATGAATGTAGAAGCTTTTAGCACCCAGAAGGGTGTGGAATTTGCTTCTAAGTTTTTATTGAGTCACAGAACCTATATGGCCGTCGACGAGAGTACTACCATTAAGAACCCTGGCGCAAAAAGGACCAAAAGTATTATTACTTTGTCTCGTATGGCCAAATACAGAAGAATTTTAACAGGATCTCCGGTAACCAAGTCTCCATTGGATTTATATAAACAATGCGAGTTCCTTGATCCTTATCTCTTGTACCATTCCTCTTATTACACGTTTCGTTCGCGTTACGCGACGATGCGTAGTGCTAACTTTAACGGAAGATCTGTGCAAATCGTAGTAGGTTATAAAAACCTCGCAGAACTGTCGGAAAAACTTAAGCCGTTCTCTTACAGAGTTCTCAAAGACGATTGCCTAGATCTTCCACCTAAAACATACATGAAAAGAACCATTACGTTAACCCCTGAACAACAGAAAGTTTATCAACAAATGAAAAGGATGGCATTGGCGGAAATGGGGGGTAAGATGACAACGACTGCTACAGCCCTTACCCAATTGATGCGTTTGCATCAAATAACGTGCGGACATTTTAAAGCAGACGATGGTAGTGTTCAAGCGATAAAAAATAATAGACTTACAGAGTTAATGGGAGTCCTTGAAGAAATTGAGGGAAAAGCTGTCATATGGGCGCATTATCAGTTTGATGTAAAAACTATTGTAGATGCGATAGGAAAAATTTATGGCAAAGAATCGGTTGTCACCTATTATGGCCTGACACCCGATAAAGAGAGACAGAATAATTTAAAGCAGTTTCAAAATGAAGAGAGCGTAGTTAGATTCCTGGTCGGTACCCCACAGACGGGTGGTTATGGAATCACGCTGACAGCTGCAAGTAATATGATTTACTATTCCAATGGATATGACCTAGAAAAGAGAACTCAGTCTGAAGCTAGAATTCACCGGATTGGTCAAACACGAAAAATGACTTATATTGACATTCTCGCGGAAGACACTGTTGACGAAAGAATCGTCAAGGCCCTCCGCAAGAAGATTAACATTGCTACCCAAATCATGGGCGAAGAACTGAAAGCGTGGATATGACAAATATATATGATCTTAAAACATGTGGTTATAGAAGAAGTAATTTTAAAAATTATTTTGAAACAGATCCTGAAAGTTTTAAAGAAAAGAAAAAAGAAAACGAAGACTTTAAGAAAAAGATGGGTCTTAAGACCAGATCCTGTGGTGATTGTATTCTTTGTTGTAAACTACCTCCAGTTCCCGCTCTAAAAAAAGAAGCTAATGAATGGTGTAAACATTGTGATGTTAGAGTAGGCTGTAAAATTTATAAAGACAGACCTTTGGATTGCCAAGCATTTGAATGCCTTTGGCACATAGGCTTAACTCTCGAAGAATATAAACCAAATAAAGTGGGGTTTTATATGACGATGGATAGTGCCAATGATGCTATGTTTAGTATGTTAAAAGTTTATACCGAACGTTACAGATTAGGAGCAACAATCAGAAAACTGAAAAAATATAAATCACCAGTTAAAGGGTTTCATATTTCATTTGGACCTGAACGAGAAGCTTCTTATTTTTTACACGAAGAATATGAAAAAGGGGAAGGTCAATATTATGGCGGAAAAACTTTTGAAGAATTAAAAGAGTGGACACTTTCGGGTATACCGGAACAATTTAGAGAAGATTTTATAAAAATAGCTAAAGAAAAATATAAACACACTTGGTGATGTTTATACTAAAACATCTCCGGGGACTTAACGTCCCCTAAAATGTAGGATATACGCGCGAGGCGCAGAAAAATTTAGATCCCGTGGCGTTTTAGTCGATTGATCGCTCTGGTCCAACCCCATTCTTCTAAAAATTTAAATAACTTTTTCATATTATTTAACTTCGATTGTCTTGGGCTTTTTGCCTTCTGGAAGAATCTTGTTTAAAGAAACTTTCAGTAACCCGTCTTTCAACTCAGCGCCTTTGATTTCTACATCATCAGCAATAGTGAACACCTTAGAGAAATATCTTTTGGCGATTCCTTGATGAATCAATCCATCTTTATATTTATCCACGTATTCCTTATC